ATAGATAAAGAAAGTATGCCTAATACTACCAAGTATTTGGAGAGTGTACAAGATATATTTAGTGATCAGAATTTAGTAAATACATTATTTGCTAATGCAGATATTCATAGATATATATCTGCTCAAAATTTTCAATTTGATTTAATTTGTAAATATCTACCTAAATTATTAGATGCTTTGGAAATAAAAAGAGATAATGTGTTGTGTTCTGATAATTTTGCTAAAGATTATATAAATCCTCAAACTATAAAGTCTAATAAAATGGATGCTGAAATTTTTAGTGCTAATGCTAAAAAACTGGAGAATGAATATAATCTAAATGAGTTCTTTGATAAAACATATATGAATTGCTCTAAATATGGTGAGGATTTTTTATATGTGGTACCTTATCATGTAGCTTTTGAAAGATTGGTTACTAGATCTAAATATAGAAAAAATAATGCTAGATTGGGGCAAATATCATTCTTTGAATCTACAACATATTCTAGTCAAGTAGATTGCATACATGAAAACTATGTTGAATCTAAAGAATTTAAATCATTAATGGAATCTGCAGAAAATATAAAACCTATATCAAAGGATAAATCTTTTGATAATACATTTAAAGGATATGATATTAATATTCATTTTAATGATACTGGGGTTATTTCTGAATCTATAAATGAAAGAGTTGTTTTATCAAATAAACAAGAAATAGAAAAGTTTAGATCTTTATCAGAAATATATGAATCTAATATTACAGAAGAATCTTCATTATCAAAACAATATGAAAAAATTAAATTAGATAATGATAAATTAACTCAATCTTCAGCTTCCGATGGATTAATTATTCCAGGAAGTTTAAATATAGATCCTGATAAAATAGATAAAGATATAAATGGAGCAGTTCTTGAAAGACTTCCTAGAGAGAATATAGTTCCTGTTTATATAGGAAAGAAATGTTTAGGATATTATTATCTAGAATTTGCAGAAAATAAAGATGCTTGTGGCTTTTGTGGTTCAACACATATGACACCAGGTACAACAAATCAATCTAATTTATCTTACAGAATGTCAGAGGATCAGCAGGAATTAGCTATAAGATTTATAGCTAGTAAAATATCTGCTAGTATAGATACTCATTTTATTAATGCTAATAAAGATCTTAAAGAAGAAATATATTCTATTCTTCAATATAATGAAAAGTTTGATATATCTAGATCTAATGATATTGGCGTTACATTTATACCAGCAGAAGATATTGTTCATTGCTATTTTGAATTTGATGAAAATTCACATAGAGGTGTTTCTGATTTACAAAAATCTCTTATACCTGCTATGCTATATATTCTTTTATATCTTACAGATATTATTGGAAAGATTACAAGATCTACAGATAGAAGAATATATTATGTAAAGCAGAATGTAGAGACTAATGTAGCTAGAACAATGATGAATGTTGTAGCTCAGATAAAAAAGGGTAATTTTGGTATGAGACAAATTGAGAGTATGAATAATATTCTTAACGTAGTTGGTAAATATAATGATTATATTATTCCTATGGGACAATCTGGAGATCCACCTATACAATTTGAAGTTATGCAGGGTCAAGATATTCAAACACCTACAGATATAATGGAAAAGATGGAGGAATTAGCAGTAAATGCTACAGGAGTTCCATTAGAAATGGTAAATTCTACATTACAACAAGATTTTGCTGTAAGATTTTCAATGTCTAATTCTAGATTTTTAAGATCAATTTTAATTAGACAAACTAAAGTACAAAAATTCTTATCCAGAATTTATACCAAAATATATAATTATGAATATGATGAAAATTATTCATTAATAGAATTATTATTACCACCACCAATTTATCTTATATTAAATAATAATCAGCAATTATTAGATAATCAATCTCAGTATGCTGATAAGATTGTTGAAATATATTTGACTGAAGAAGAAGAAGAGGTTAAAGCTGAGTTTAAGAAATTATATATGAGGAGTAAATTATCTACATATATTGATTATGACTCTATTGAAAGATTAATTGATACTGCAAAGGTTAATATTGAATCTAAGAAGAGTCCAGCAACAGAAGAATCTACTGGTGATGATTCTGAAAATAGTGATTATAATTTCTAAGATGTGGGATAGGGGGAACACCTCTATCCCATTTTAAAACATTTAAATAATATCTATTATGGGATTAGCATAATAGATTGCTTAAATAAAAGAAAGGAGATTATGATGACCAGTAATATCACATTTATTGATGTACTTATGTGGTTTAAACAATATTTCGTCCAAATATTGGTTATAATTGGAATTTTTGTAGAAATTACTCCAATCAAAGTCAATCCAATCTCTATGCTTTTAAATTTAATTTTCAAGCCTCTAAGAAAAGATATGGATGATATGAAAAAAGAACTTAATGAAAATATACAAAATGTAGAGACTAATTTAAAAGAAGAAATTGATGGATTGAAAGAAGAACAATCAAAACAACAAGCCAAAATTTCAGAATTAATTATATCTAATGAAATGAATGAAATTTCTAAGATAAGGTGGGAAATTTTAGAGTTTTCTAGCAGCATAGAAAATCATCAAGTTCATACGAGAGATCAATATAGACATATTAAAGATGATAATAAACGATATCATCATTTAATTGAAAAATATAAATTGGATAATGGTCTCATAGATGAAGAAATGGAAAAGATCAATAAACACTATGACAAGCACAAAAACTCTGATTCTGTTTATTTTTAAATATATAAACCTGTAGGATACGCCAGTCCTACAGGTTTTATTTTCAATTTTTTAAACTTACACATAAAAAATAAGAAAGGAGGAAAATATATGGCTGTAAATACGCAGTTAGTTACTCCTAGAATGGTATATGTCCATAAAGAGACATCAAATCAGTCTTTTTTAGATATGCATCATTATTTAAAAAATAAAGGTATACAGAATAATGACTTTTTCTTATTATTATTTGATCCTGGTTTGGCTGGAGTAGATCCTAGAGATCCTAATTTGAGTCAAAGTATGAAAGCTAGAATAATGAGAGAGTGCCAAATAAACTATTTTTATTTTCTTAGAGAAGTAGTACGAATACCTGAGCAAGGTGGTGCTGTCGGATCTGGTAGTAGATATAAACTCCATAGAGGCAATTTAGCAATGAATTATCTTTTCGTTTTAAACTTTAATCAATTTGTAGAAATGCCTCGACAGCATGGTAAAACCACAGCAGCTTTAGTTAGATATTTATGGGTTTATAATTTTGGTACTTCTAACTCTGAGATCATGTTTATACATAAAGATCATCCTGGATCTAAGAAAAACTTAAAAGAGCTTAAAGCTATAAGAGATGCCTTGCCTTCATATTTACAAATGTCTTCTGCTATAGATTCTGAAGGTAAGAAATTAAAAGTACCTAATACTATAGTTATGATTCAGCATCCTTATAATAATAACAAAATTACCACATTTCCAAGTGCAAGAACTAAAGAATCTGCTAATAATCTTGGACGTGGTTCTACTATGCCTTTACAATATTATGATGAGTTTGCTTTCATGCCATATAATAGAGAAGTATACTTAGCAGCAGCTCCTGCATTTTCTAGAGCTTCACAAAATGCTAAAAGAAATGGAGCTCCGTATGGTATGTTACTTACTACACCTCCAGGTGATCTTCTTACAGATTCTGGAATGTATGCTTATGATATTAGAAATAAAGCTACACCTTGGAGTGAGCATTATTATGATAAAACTTTTGAAGAGCTTCAAGCAATTAGAGAATCAAACACTAATAATGCATTCTTCTTGGTATCGTATACATATCAACAATTAGGATCAGGACAAGAATATTTCAAGAGAATGGTACTTGAAATGAATAAAGATTGGCCTGCTATCAGACGTGAAGTTATGCTTGAATGGGCAGAAACTGCCACCAATTGTCCATTTAGTCAAGAAGATCTTGATATTATAAAAACTCATGTAAAAGAACCTAAGAACTTTATTCTTTGGAAGATTCCAGCAATATCAATTTAATATATATGAAGATATTGATACGAGTTATCCTCCAATTATAGGTGTCGATGTTGCTGGTGCAATGAGACAAGATAGTTCAGCTATAACTGTCATTGATTCTAAAACAACAAGAGTTGGTGCAACTCTTAATTGTAATTATATGCCTTCAGATGATTTAGCTCAAGTATTATATGATCTTGTAACTCATTATCTTCCTAATGGAATAATAAATATAGAAAGAAACGGAGAAGCTATAACAGCTTAACCTCAGCATATCAAGTGATTGGTGTGTTTCCTGGTGTTAAAACTGCGACTTA